AGCTGATTCGAGGTCAAAAAGGTACTGTGACGACCCACCCCCAAGCACCGCGGGCTCGTCGACCCCGAAAAAAGCTCAGTTAGTAAGGCAAAAATCGGTCATTTCGTTACGCATTACACAAAATTTGTATGGTACTTTGGACAATACCATACAGAAAACGATATGAGGTAAACGGAACAATTCGGAGAAAAAGCGTAATATTTTAGCAAATATCGAAACGAATTGAGAAAAATCCGTAATAACTTTTATGTTTTCGTAAGAAATAACGAGGAAAGGAGCAACTTATGGCTGAAAAGATTACAGACAGTACAGAGGTAAGCACAACAGAACTTGCCTCAATTCTTGGTGTTACTGCTCGCAGAGTGCAGCAGATGGCACAGGATGGAACGATTGTCGCGGTAAAGCGTGGCAGTTTCAATTTGGCGGAGTCGGTACAGAGATATATTGCTTTCCTCTCCTCCAAAGAAAAGGACATATCACAACAGGACAAAGCAAGACAGGATGCAGAGGTTAGCATAAAGAAAGCCAAAGCCATTGTCGCAGTTATGGAGGCTCAAGAGCTTCAAGGTAAAATGCACCGTAGCGAAGATGTGGCAGATATGACGGAGGATTTGATTTTTGCAATACGCGGAATGCTTGTTGCCCTGCCCGGACGATTGGCGGTTGATACAGCTGCGGCTCAAACTCCTGCCGAAGCCTCCGAGATAATTCGCAAAGAGGTTTACAAAGTAATGAGCGAGCTTGCGGAATATAAATACGACCCAAAGAAATATGAGGAGCGTGTGCGCGAGCGAAAGGCTTGGGATATGTCGGAGAGTGATATTGATGACGAATAAGGATGTAGCTCGTCTCAACAAAGCAATCTCCAAAGCAATACGCGGTATGATACCGCCTGACGATATGACCGTTACACAATGGGCGGAAGCAAAGCGCCGATTGTCTGCCGAGAGTGCTGCCGAGCCTGGACCGTGGAGAACTGAAAGAACACCGTATCTCAAAGAGGTTATGGATTCATTCACAGACCCGAAAGTAAACCATATTGTTATGGTTGCGGCTTCACAGGTCGGAAAATCCGAATTTTTGAACAATGCTATCGGGTACATCATAGACCAAGACCCCGGAAGCATTTTGTTTGTACACCCTACAACAATAGATGCAAAGGAGTATTCAAAACTCCGTATTGCGCCTATGATACGAGATTGTCCTACGCTGAAAAAGAAAGTCAGCGACCCGAAGAGCCGAGATAGTGGAAACACTATATTACAAAAAACCTATCCCGGCGGAATACTTACACTTTGCGGCTCAACCGAAGCTCACGCCCTGGCATCAAAGCCAATCCGTTATGTATTCGGAGACGAGCGAGACCGTTGGGCTTTGTCAGCCGGCAACGAGGGCGACCCTTGGGACTTGGCTATGGCAAGACAGACAACATTCTACAATGCAAAAGCCGTTGAGGTATCGACACCGACCATAAAGAACGCGAGTGCGATTGAGGCATCTTTTGCAACAGGCACAATGGAACGGTGGAAAACAAAGTGTCCGAACTGCGAAGAATATCACGAAATCAAGTGGGAGAACATCCGCTATGATTCGGAGGAAAAAGAGGTTGCAGGCAAAAAGACATACACCGTATCAAATATTTTTTATATCTGCCCCGGATGTGGTTGCATCTCCAATGAGTTAGAAATGAAAAGACAGCCCGCCAGATGGGAGGCTGAAAATCCTGATGCGTACAATAACGGAACGCGTTCCTTTTGGCTCAATGCTTTTGTAAGCCAATGGGCGACTTGGAAATCCATTATCCTAAAATATCTCAATGCGATTGGCTCAACGAAGAAAATGCAAGTTGTTTATAACACCTGCTTTGGTGAGCTTTGGGAGGACAGAGGCGACCTGCAAGACGAAGATAGCTTAATGGCCCGCCGTGAAGAATATCCTGCGGAACTCCCGGACGGAGTTCTCGTTCTGACTTGCGGTGTTGATACACAGGATGACCGTCTTGAATATGAGGTATTGGGACACGGACATTTCGGAGAAACTTGGGGTATTAAGAAAGGCATTATAATGGGACGACCTGATGACAAAGAAACTTGGAGCGCCCTTGATGATGTCATAGACCATATATACAGATTCGAGGATGATGTCGGGCTTCGTATCAGTATGACCTTTGTGGACGAGGGCGGACATTTTACACAAGATGTCCGTTTGCAATGCCGGGCGCGTATCGGTAAAAAAGTATTCTGCATAAAGGGTATGGCAGGTCCCGACAAACCATTTACCGCACCACCGAAAAAACAAAAGATTGTTATAAATCAAAGGGCGGTCGGCACTTGTTGGCAATATCAGCTTGGAGTAGATTCGGGTAAGCAAATCATTATGGATAACCTGAGCGTACAAACTCCCGGCTCAAAATACTGTCATTTCCCCAAAAGAGACGATTACGGCTCTGCATACTTTGCAGGGCTTTTGTCGGAGCATTTGGTTTACAAGAAAGAGAAAAAGCAGCCTTGGGTGTGGGAGAAAATTCCCGGACACGAAAGAAACGAAGCTCTTGACTGTCGCAATTACGCTATGGCGGCTTTTAAGGCTCTTCCTGCCAATTTGGATGAAACGGACAGGAGATTAAAGGCGGCTCGTCATCAAGCGCCTGTAAACAATGTTGCAACGGCTCCTGTGGCGGTTGCGACCAGGACACAACAGCCGAAAAAGAAAAAAGGCAGTAATCTAAACAAATTTTACGATAGTTGGTAAGGAGTTGATATTATGGCAGATGCAACAGAACTGAAAGCCAGGCTTGAATTTTGGAAGAGCGCACTCTCGAAGCTGAGAGCTGCATATCTGGCATTGGTTGACGGTGGTGTAAAAAGTTACACTATTGATGACCGTCAGCTTACAAGATTTGATTTACCGTCACTTAAAGACGAGATAAAAGAAGCCGAGAAAAAGGTTGACGAACTCACGGCGCTTTTATCAAACAAAAGACCGCGGAAAGCATTCGGCGTTATTCCGCGTGATTGGTAGTCGGGTATTCGCTCCGCAAGGAGCTTTACCACGGACTGCCCGACAGAGTTTGTTGCTCCTTTCGCTGTTCGGGCAATCCGTTATATATTTTTAATGTTATGGAGGCGATAAACATTGAGCAAAAACAAAGCAAAAAGGCGCTCCTCGCATCAGGCTAAAGGATATAGTGATGCCGGTGCAAGTTTTGTGCGCAGAGCATTAAAAAGTTTTTTCCCAAACAGTGGCTCGCCTAACGAGGACATTAACCAAAACAATCAAACGCTTCGTCAGCGTTCAAGGATGTTGTATATGGCTGCTCCCGTTGCTACGGCTGCAATCAATACCAACCGAACAAAGATTGTCGGAACAGGCCTCACGCTGAAAAGCGCAGTAGAAAGAGATGTGCTCGGCATCACTCCCGAAACCGCGAAAGAGTGGCAAAGGAAAACAGAGGCTGAATTCCGTTTGTGGTCGAGCAAAAAGCAAAACTGTGATGCGCTCGGTCTTAACAACTTTGAGGGATTGGAACAACTTTGCTTGAAATCGTGGTTACTGTCCGGGGATGTGTTTGTTCTTATAAAACGACAAAAGGCTACACCGACAAATCCCTACACGCTTAGGCTACACATAATTGAGGCAGACCGCGTCAGCACTCCTGCACAATATCGTGGAGGATATGCGGGCTCAGCTCTCAATGAGGGAACTGTACCCGACGGGCAACCGGGCGCAGGTAATAAAATCTATGACGGTGTTGAGGTTGATTCCAACGGTCAGGTGGTTGCTTATTACATCTGCAACATTTATCCGTATCAAACCGCAGCCGACAAAGCCAAATGGACGCGTGTTACCGCGTACGGAGAAAAGACAGGACTTCCGAACATCCTGCACATTATGGATAGCGAACGCCCCGACCAATATCGCGGTGTGCCGTATCTTGCACAGGTCATTGAGCCTCTTTTGCAGTTACGCAGATACACAGAAAGCGAACTGATGGCGGCTCTTGTTCAATCATTCTTTACTGCGTGGATACAGACCGAAACAGACCCTAATGCCATTCCTATTAACGAAGTAGGAAGCGGAGACATTGACGGAGTACCCGGAGAAAACCCATCCGAGGACAACATTTCGGAAAGTGAGAACGAGTACGAGATGGCGCCGGGAACGGTAATACATCTTGCAGAGGGAGAATCCGTACATTTTGGAAACCCGAACATCCCAACGGCAGGCTTTGAAACCTTTGTGAAAACATTGTGTAGGCTCGTTGGTGCTGGGCTTGAAATTCCGTATGATGTGCTTATCAAGGAATTTAATTCAAGCTATTCGGCAAGCAGAGGTGCATTACTTGAGGCTTGGGAAGGCTTTAAGACGCGTCGTAAATGGTTTGTGGACGATATGTGTCAGCCCATTTATGAAATATGGCTTGCGGAAGCGGTTGCAATCGGTAGAATAAAGGCACCTGGATTTTTTGATGATCCGCTTGTTCGCGAGGCTTGGTGTGGCGCGAATTGGAGAGGACCTATTCAGGGACAGCTTGACCCGAAAAAAGAAGCCGAGGCGCAAATTCTCCTTATCAACAAGGGTATTAAAACTCACGAACAGGCTACAAGAGAGCTTGGCGGTGGTGATTGGACGGAGAATGCCGAACAGTTGGCTCTTGAAAATGAGATGTTAAGCAAGGCGGGCGCAAATCAGCCCGTGAAGATACAGAATTCTGATGACGAAGGAGATGGAGACAATGAGTAAACCATTTGCAGTAAACATTCAGCGTACTTGTTATGCAATGGCAACCGTTGACAACGACAGTGCCGTAATAACTATGTACGGTGATATAGTAGAGCAACAGCCCACAGATTGGTGGGGCGACCCCATTGAGGGACAATACATAATCGAAAGTGAGTTCTTGGAGGACTTGAAACAGGTCGAAAAATGCTCAAACATCACTATCCGTATGAACAGTTGCGGAGGAGATGCGGGTGTATCTGTTTTGATTCACAACAGATTGAGAGAGCTTGCAAACAACGGAACAAAGCTCACTTGTATCGTGGACGGTGTTGCTATGTCGGGAGGCTCGCTTATTATGTGTGCCTGCGACACAGTAAAAGTCAATCCGTCAAGCCTTATTATGATTCACAAGTGTTGGTGCTTCCTCTTTGGTGGCTACAATGCGGACGAATTGCGTAATATGGCAAAGACAAATGATGCGTACGACAAATCGCAGATATCAATTTACCAAAGAAAGACCAATCTTACAGAAACGGTGCTTTCACATATGATGGCAGATACGACCTATATGACAGGCAAAGAAGCTTTGGAAAAAGGTTTTGCTGATGAACTTATGGAAGATGCAGAGCCTCTTGACATTGCCGCAAGTGCTGACGGTCGCACGCTATTTGTAAAAGGTCGGCAGATGCACCTTACTCCCGGTATGTTTGCACCCGACCACATTCCAACGGTCAATCCCGATGCATCAGCTTCGGATATGACAATAAATTCTAATCAGCAGGCAACCCCTGCAGCCACAGAAGGAGGAATAACTATGGCAAACACAGTTGAGGAACTCCGTAGAGAGTTTCCGGACCTGACCGCACAGATGGAGAATGACATTCGTGCATCTGTAAGTGCAGATAATGCAGACGCGGTCAAAAAAGCCGTTCAGGACGAGAGAAACAGACTCGCAGAAATTGACGAAGTCGCTTCTTTGTTCGACAACGAGCTTGTTCAGTCCGCCAAGTATGGTGAGGATGCTTGTTCTGCACAGGAGCTTGCATTCCGCGCTGCAAAAAAGGCGGCAAAAAACGGCCAGACATTTATGGCTAATCTTGAAGATGATGCAGGCGCATCAGGTGCGGCGGATGTTGGTGCAGCTCCGGGAGAACCGGTTGACCCGACAGACGGTGCAGAATTAACAGACGAGCAGAAGCAGGCTAATGCAAAAGCTGCAGTAGCAAAGGCTCTCGGAAAGAAGGAGGAATAAGAAATGTCTGAACTTTCAAGAAAAGTAGGCGAAATGGAGTATGACGGCTTAATTGCTGATGTTACTCCAAAAGTAGAAGTCCGTGGTAAGACCATTCGTAAACTGTCTGCAGAAACCACTCTCACGAGAGGTACAATTCTTGCAATGAGCTCCGGCACAGGCGGAGACGGAAAACTTGTTGTACTTGGTACAACTGCGGGAAGTAATGAAACACTTACTCCTGACTGCATCCTTTGTGATGATATCGTTGTCGGAACATCCGAAGATGTTATTGCAACTGTATATACCGCGGGATGCTTTAACACAGCAAAAACAATCGTAGCAGAGGGCTACACAATGACATCCGCAGACTACGACAGTCTCCGTAAATATGGAATTGTGTTCAAGGCCGCATCTGCTGCTAATTAAGGAGGTACACAGAAATGGCAGAATTAAACTTTTTTGATAACTATGTCCTTATGGCGATTACAGAGGAAATCGTGCCGCAGGCTTCTTTCTTCCGCGACAGATACTTCCCCACAGGCGCCGAGGACATTTTCGCAGCCGACAAGGTACTCACTGAGTATATGAAAGGCGACAGAAAAATGGCTTGTTTCGTAGCTCCCCGTGTAGGCGACATTCCTGTTGACCGCAGAGGCTACGAGATTCACGAATACCAGCCCGCTTATATCGCACCGTCAAGACTTCTTACGCTTGATGACCTTAGAAAGCGTGGTTTTGGTGAGGCTCTTTTCAATGGCAGCACACCTGCTGAAAGAGCTGCAAAGCTTCAGCTTAAAGACCTTTCCGAGCTTGATGTTCGCATTGCTCGCCGTGAGGAATGGATGGCAGTGCAGACAATGATTAACAATGGTTGTACAATTCAGGAATATCTTGATGCAAACACCGTTGGCGAATCAAGAATTATCAAGTTCTATGATAATGCAACAGAGCATACATACACCGTTGCAAATAAATGGGACACTGCAAGCGGCGACATTTTCGGTGATGTTCAGGCAATGTGTACTATGCTTTCTAATCGCGGACTTCCTGCGGCTGACCTTGTACTTGGTACAGATACAGCTTCGGCAATCCTCGACAACGAAAAGGTACAGAAATTGCTTGACAAGAACAGCGGAATCATTATCGGTGAAATCCGTCAGCAGCTCAGCCCTTATCCCGGTGTTGTTTATATGGGTACGCTTAATTTCGGTGGCTTTATGCTTAACCTTATCAGCGTAAACGAAACCTTTGTAAACGATAACAATGTTACAGAGAAATACTTCCCTGCAACATCCGCTATGGTTACCGCTCCTGGATGTGGACATATGATGTACGGACAGATTTCGCAGATTGATTACGGCGCAACAGACTATAAGACATACGCTGCAAAGCGTGTTTCTAAGTTTGTGCTTGACCAGGACAAAGACACAAGAAAGTTAAGACTTGGTGCAAGACCTCTTGCTGCTCCGAAGAACTACTGTCCTTACATTTACGCTGCCAATGTAGTAGGTTAATAGCCTAACGGCAGAGAAAGGAGTTTATTATGCTTACAGTTAAAATTATATCCGGTACATACGGATGCAAAATAAAAGGTCGCATTGTCCCGAAAGACCTTACAAGTGAGCCTTTTGAGCTTGAAGATGCCGAAGCAAAGAGATTAGTTTCTCTTGGTGTCGCAGAAATCATCACAGAGGGCGTTGCAACGGGCGGAAATGGCGAAGAAACCAACCCCCCAAGTGTAAACCCGTCTAATGACGAAAACGGCTCTAACGGCGAAAATGAGGGCGAAAATGAAATTGTCGGTCATTTGGATGCTGAACAGCTCCGCGAAATGACAAACAAGGAGCTTAAAGCTCTTGCTGACGGTATGGGAATTGACACATCCAAAATGAAAGTCAAGGACGATTATATTCAGGCTATCGTTGCCGTAGAGGTATCTGCTCCGGCTGATGACGAAAACGGCGAAAACCCTCCCGACATTTCTCCTGAGGCTCCTGTTGTATGAGCAACTTCAAGGATATGGTAATAGCGGACAATGCCAAAGTGTTTATGAATACAAATGAATTTGCTGAAAAACGCACCGTAATCTATGACGGTGTAACCTATACCGATATTCCTATCGTGCTAAAAGGTTTGAAGCAAGAGGACAGAGCGCAGAATGTTACATCAGGCGACCATTCACAAGGATTGTACCTTGTGTCGTCTGTGTTGCATTGCAAGGAATCTGACCTCGGCGGAAATCAGCCCGAAAAGGGTACGCGTATAAAGATAAACCACACAGAGGGCGGAGGTGGATATTTCAGCGAATTCTATGTTGCATCTTCAGTATGCGAACTTGGTATGTTGCGTGTGGAATTGGAGGCGATTGACGAATGAGTGTTATTCGTATAGATGAAGTCGGTGGCAAAGGTTTAGATAGAGTGAACAAACTTCTTGCAGGTGTTCCCGGTGGAGTGTTCAAAGCGACCTCTGCCGCATTGAAGCGTGCCGGTGATACCGCCAAAACAAAAGCAGGACAATTTGCTGCAGCTGAGTACACCATTTCAAAAGGTGACTTTATGCACAATGTCAACGAAAAGACACGCGTTAGTGGAGATTCTGGCGGTGTTGCAAGTATGCAGATATCGTTTGCAGGAAGCGTGTTACCGCTTTTGACCTTTAACACAAAATTCTCACGCGACGGCCATGTGCAGACACAGGTAAAAAGAAACGGTGGCGCCGCCTCCCTTGAACACGCTTTTGTTGCGAGAATATTCGGACAAACGGCAGTGTTTGAGCGTGTAGGTGCGCCCCGCTTCCCTGTGGAACAGAAATACGGTCCCTCTACCGGTCATATGATGCAAAACGAGCAGGTCATTGAGAAAATGGAACAGACAATCCTTGAAACCTACGAATCAAGAATAGAACACGAAATCTTGCGTGTTCTTAATGGATGGGGAGGCTAATTATGACAGCTGTAATCTTACTTGAACAATTAAAGGCTTTCACAGAAGAGGCTACAAAAGACCTCATAATGCCGACCAAAATGCAAAAAGGTGATACAGAGCAGATTTATCGTGCTGCCGTAGTACACAAGATGCGTTTGCCGGACAGTGGGTCAGCGACAAAGAAAGCGCCCTACATCATTCATCAGGTAATCACAGGAAAAGATACAACGGAATCGCAAACAAAGGTCCGTAGTATTTTCTGCGTTTACAACGAGAATGAAGAAGAGGGCGGTTTGATGCTCTTAAATCTCGTTGAGAGAATGCGCATTGCTCTTTTGAAAGCCGGAACTGTCGGAAATCAGTTTACCCTTGACATAAACGCGGGGCTTGAAAGGCTTATCTATCCTGATGACACAGCTCCGTTTTATGCAGGCGAAATGATTTCCACTTGGAAAATGCCAACTGTAAAAAGAGAGGTAGTATTATGAGCGCTAAAAAGACAAAAAAATCTATTCAACCAAACACCGTCCAGAGCGACGGTTTTTGTGTATATCTCGGTCCTACTATAACAGGAGTAATACAGAGCGGAACTATTTATCGCGGAGACAAAGCAACGGTAATTGCCGGGCTTGAAAATGCGATAAAGAAATATCCGCTTATAAAGACTCTTGTTGTAACGGACAAAACATTGTCCGAAGACC